GCTTAAAAGTGCTATTCTTCTGTATGTTTCGTGTTTCTCAGAGCTTTAGAAATCCTTTCGACCCGTCAGATTTAAGTAGCTACCCATATTTGGGTATCAATGCCAAAGGGACAGGGTCTCTATAAACGCAAAGGAGCCAAAGGACGTATTATGTACTTCCGCGACGGCAAAATGATTTCAAAGAAGTCGTTCCTTGCGTCAACAGCCCGTCGGGGTTCTGCAAAGAGGTCCTCCCCTAGGCGTTCAACAACAAGGAAAACTATGGCAAGACGAAGAACATACAGCCGAAAACGAATGGCAATGCCCCATCCCTCGATTACGGGTATGGCTAGCGGGCTTTCAGTCGCTCAATATCTAAACAGTGGGGGCGGAGCTCAAACAGGGAGTACCGTTCTAAAACTTTTAGGAAAATCACAAGTTTCTGAAGGTTTACAATTTGCTTCAGCTAATGCAGTAAATTTGGTAACATCAGATGTAGGAAAAAAAGTTTTATCTTCGGCTATTATTATAGCAGCCGCAGGTGGAGTAGCAAGAAAATGGTTCCCTAATATAAAATTGGGCGGCTCAAAAATTTTCATGCGCATATAAAATAAAGGAAAAAAATAAAAATGTCAGGACTACAAACAAGAACGTATACGCTCGCAGGTCAAAGCTTTACGGCTGGGACCTTTGTGAATTTGAGCCAATTAATGGGCTCGACACAGTCGACCACTAACCCAGAATCTATGCAGAAAGTCGTTAGGATCTCTTTGAGTGCAACACCTCAGCAAGATTCAGCCACAGATGGAGTTTCAATTTTTAAATTTGCAGGGGACGGGGTTTCCGTTCAGCAAATTTTCGCTGGCCCGGGATGGAGCAATCAGGCCGCAGGACCACTTGGTGGTAATGATGGTCAACCAGTAGTTATGGAAAACTCTAATGGGCTTTTCGATATAATTGCAGGTAACCAGATTGATTTTTCAGCCAGTTGCACAACTAGTGAAACTTGCGACGTAGCAATTTCAATAACCTATTCAGCTTAAGGAGGCTTAAATGCCAATAGGAGGACCTACAGGCGGAGGCCAAGCAGGCTTTGGAAGTGGTGGTTCCTTTACAGGACCAGCGCAATCGCTAGAGATATTAGGAGAGCATGCTTATGCATATTCAGGCGTTCAGACAAGTGAGGGTACCGCTGAATTAACCTTATTGGAATTTACAACAGCTTTAAGTTATTATGTAGTAGGGACCGTCGAATTTGATTTCGCGGATATTGCAGATATAGATTACACATGTCGTATCTATCTTAATGGAACTTCTATTTGTGAGGCGGTTCAAAGGGGGGGGTCTTCTTCTAATAATACAGAAATCAACCCAACCAAAGTAAAGGTTATTCTACCACCGGGAACTGACGTAAAGGTCACAATGGAATCGAGTAGTGGGGCTCGGGAGTTTGTAGGGCGCATCACTGGTAGGACATACCGCTGAATGTCATACGCTTTAGTTCCCGACGGTTATACATTAACGAAAGTTACGAAAGATGAAAAGCAAGCGGTAAAGGATCACAGAAAGCATGAAAATTTTAAAACATTTTTAGATAATGAAACTACCCCTATATTGATAGGTGGTACAATGGCTGTAGCTTTTACCCCTCTTTTATGGGCGCTTTTCTTTAAAGCACTACAAGAAGCTGGAGTTACTGTATCAGACACTCAGAAGGGTGTTGTACTAGGAGGGCTTCCTGCAGTACTAGGTGCTGATAATATATTAGGAGGCATTTTAGGGGTAGGTGGCAGTGCCATTGATACTAATGCAGTAATAAAGTTGTGGAATATGATTACAAAAGGCGAAGGATCCCTTGATACAAAATGAACGACGTTCAATTCCTGCTTGTATGGATTATGAGCTTCTCATTATATTTACTAATTTATACTTATTGGATACCGCTAAAAACTCAAAAAAAAATCGAGACATGGTTGTTGAGTAGCGAATCAGATGCCGCACTTAATGAAGGTCTTGATGTTATTGTTAAAAGTATTAGAGAACAAACATTAAGGGACTTCGAGGATTTTATGATGCCTCAAGCGCGCGAGAGTTTGAAAAAGTTTTGGGCTGGAGCAATGGGAGCAGCTGCGAAAGAACTTCAAGGTAGCGAGCAAGGTTCTCAAATGTCTTTGATGCATAGTATGGCCGATGAACTTCGCTCAGAACCTTGGTATATTCAAGCCGCCGCCTCGAAGTTACTTCCTATTATTAAGAAGGCCTCTGAAGCGTCTGACAAGGTTGAGACAGTAACTAAGACAGCTAACAATTTCGGGTTTAAGTAATTGCCTTAAAGCAATGTCTACAGTGTTCTTTGTCTGTCGCCATTGAATTATAAGGTATTAGTTCTAAACAACGTTTACAAATCATTCTTTAGGGTTTCCATTTCTATAAAATGCCGCTTCGCATTTTCTACATTCATTAAGTTTCATGTCTAAACCGCCATATCTACGTACTACTGGTTTATGGACTTTATCCGCCCTACAAACCCAACAATAGATAATCTTATTCATTCAACCATTTAGGTGATGTATTATAGGTAGGCAATTCTCGGCCTTTATTTTTATATCCTACTTTTCCATTTCCTAAATCAACTTCTTCAATAAGTCCTTCTTCTAACATCTCTTGAAGTATTATGTGAACTTCTGCCAAATGTAATTCATCTAAATCAACTTTACAAAGCATCATTTTTCTCCTTAGGTGCGAACTCCTTAATATCTAATCTTTCTTGTTTGGTTTCCTGACATTCAGTACAACCCTGTAGGCCCTGTTTAGTTTGCGCAAAAGTGTTTTCATGGCTATAAGCTTCCTGACACTCAGGACAGTTATAGAAGTGCTTCCAAAACGTTTCAATAAGCCCGTTTGTTTTTATGCGGTATTGGTTTGCACATTCTTCGCAGTGTCTACCAATTTTAGTTTCTCTTAATTCAGAATAGCATACATTACAAATTAAATGATCATGCATCCTTGTCGCAACCTTTGTAAACAATTCAGACCTGTTTACACCTTCATCTTTTAGAAACTCAATTAACCTAATTGGAACATTAACATTAATTACCTTAGTTATTATTCTGTTTCCATCACTATCCGTTTTTTCAGGACGGCCAACCTGTTTTCGTATTTCTGCCACAGGTTCCCAGTAGCATCTGCTATATAATAATTGTTTAGTTAATTAACTCTCTTTTCAAAAGATTTCCAAAACTACCCAAATACTTTCGATAATTCTTATTATAAAAAGTAATATATAAACTATTTGGTTTTTTACACAAAAAAATAAGACGGGTTATAATAATAATAAGGTTACTTAACTAAATAATTAATATAATATATAATGAAATGCTTATTTTTGCTTGTTAGGTGCTTTTTTCTGCTTAAAAGTGCTTGTTAGTTGCTTAAAAGTGCTATTCTTCTGTATGTTTCGTGTTTCTCAGAGCTTTAGAAATCCTTTCGACCCGTCAGATTTAAGTAGCTACCCATATTTGGGTATCAATGCCAAAGGGACAGGGTCTCTATAAACGCAAAGGAGCCAAAGGA